CTCGCAGAGTTTCGTGAAAAGCAGAAGACAATCTATCAGGCAATCGAAGACACCCGTGCCCAGATCCGAAGCGGTGTGATTCAGCAGGAACTGGCACTGGCCGATCAGAAAGGGAACGAACAGTGAAGATCGACGCACGCAAGGTTAAGACAGCAATCGGGATTATGTGGAAGCCGACAATTGACGGGGAGGACGTGACAGCATGTTGCTTCTTCTCCCCGTCCATGGCGCGGCGGGCCGCCGGCAGTGTTGCGAAATATCGGCAACGGAAACCTAACGCCGAGTCTCACGGGCGGCGTAGCCGTACCGTGCAGCCTCTTCTTGGCAGTCTGGATGGTGACGCATGAAGGTTGCATACGAAAACGAGAACGTGACGCTGTGGCATGGCGACTGCCGGGAAGTGATCCCGACGTTGCGTGTCGTGCGGTCATTGCGTGCGGGCAAGAAGCCTTGAACGGCAAAGAGGCCAACAAGTAATTATACACAAGATTTCGGAACAAATGGCTGACGCCTGTATATCCGGCAAAGCCTTCGTAATGGGTTGACGGCACGGCCAATAATACTATGGAAATTTCACCCGTAGAAATCACCGCCAAGTGGAACATCAATCTGCGCGACCTGTTCGGCTCGACGATTGAGCGGCTCATGTCAAAAAGGCTCTGGACAAGGCTTGGCAACCTGCAACGGTTTCGGATGAAGGACCGAACCGCGAAGGGCGTTGATATTAACAATCAGCCGTTCACGCCGTACTCCGAAAGCTATGCCGACAAGAGGCGGGAAGCAGGGTTTCAGATCGGAAAGGTTGACCTTAATCGTTCCGGCAGGATGTGGGCGTCCCTCTCCCAGGAAGCGCACGACGAGTCCGTCGAAATCTTCTTCGCCGGCGAGCCCGCCGCTCGGGCGCACGGGCATAACTTCGGGGTTCCGGGACGGCTGCCGCAGCGGGAATTCTTCGGCATCTCAGACGATGACAGGACCGCAATCATTGACGAAATCTTGAAGAACCTATGAACAAGATGAACGCTAAAAAGGAAGCGGAAGTGGAAAAGATTACCTGGTCAACGGTACGTCGAAAAGTCGCTGATCTGGTGCCTGCATCGTACAACCCCAGGGAAATGACTTACGAGCAGGACAGGGCTCTGGAGACTTCGCTGGAGCGTTTTGACCTGGCTGAGATTCCTGTTGTGAATGCTGACAATGGCCTGATCGGCGGTCATCAAAGGATCAGGAAGATGATCGAGCTTGGCAGAGGCGATGAAGAGATAGATGTCCGAGTTCCGAGCCGGCAGTTGACAGAAGAGGAGGCGAAGGAATTGAACGTCAGGCTGAACAAGAACAGAGGCCAGTGGGACTTCGACATGCTGGCCAACCTGTTCGATACAGGAGACCTTCTTGAGTGGGGTTTTGATCCGGACGAACTTGGGGATGTTGAAGAAGTTGATCAGAGGTCTCCTGGAGGCCTGCAGGACGCAGGAAAGCTGGCAATCCAACCATTTGAACACTACGACTACGTAGTGTTTTTCTTTCGCGATCAGAGAGATTGGGTTCAGGCAATTGACCGGCTTGGACTGGAAAAGGTAGATGCAAGCCTGACGCGGAAATGCTCCAAAATCGGTCTAGGACGGGTGCTGAAAGGAGAGACGCTACTTGCATTGCTTAACGACAATAATTAGCCGCGGCAGGGCCGGAGAGGTGTCGACCCTAGACATTCTCCCAGGAACCATGCTGACAGTTCCGGCAGCTGAAGCCAATGCGTATAGAATCGCATATCCGGACGTTAAAATCCACACGATTCCAGATAAGGCCATTGGTATATCGAAAACCAGAAACGCGGTGTTGGATTCGGTGGATGAAGAGTGTGTGATCATGTTAGACGATGACCTCTTATGGTTCAATTGCATTTGCCGTCTGTCGCCTTTCAGGCTGTCACCGGACGAAATCTTGACGGTATTAAACGGTGCTGCGATGTGTGCCAAGGACGCAGAGGCTACCATTTTCGGCTTTGCCAATCAGCCGGACGTGCGGCACTTCAAAGGCTATGATCCATTTGGAATAAACGGCTGGATCGAGGCGGTGATAGGCGTGGTCGGACGAAGTATTCGTTGGGATGAGAAGTTAACCTGCAAGTGCGACACTGACGCCTGCCTTCAATGCTTGGCTGACACGCGGTTTATTTGGAGAGACCTCCGGTATGCTGCGGTGCACAGGCGTGAAACCAACAGCGGGGGAACGGCCAGCCTTAGAAGCCGTGAGACAATACAGAAGGAAATGGATTACCTCAAGCACAAGTGGGGGGATGCGATCAAATTTAAGTCCCGGAAGATATCCCAAATGAAGACCTTAATCACGACAAAAAGACGTCAAACAATCCATGCGGGGTCTTGACTTTTGCCGATGCGGTTCTATTATAAGTGTATGGTGCAAAGCCACTTATGCGTAACAAAAAGAAAAGGAGAAACCGCAATGGCAAGAAATCTGAGAACGAAACAAGGCTATGATTTTTATGAAATAGCAAGTCTGCTTCAGAAGGCGATCCGCCGAAACAAGCCTGCTCTGGCAGGATTCGCCGCACATGAACTCTATGCGAGCGGCTATGCGGGATATGCGTGGAAGAGACTGCTGACGGTGTCTGCCGAGGACTGCGCCGGCATTCTTACCAAGGAGATCATAGCCTTGCATGAGGCCTGGAAAATCGCCAATCTGTCGACACCGAAATCTCAAAGCCCCAAGGGCCGGGTATTCATGTCGAAGGCGGTCCTGCTTCTCTGCCAGGCGGAGAAATGCCGGGACGCTGATCACCTGGGAATCTTAGTCTATGATCGAAAGATGATTTCAGACGAAGATGTAGCAGAGCTGGATCGCTGTATTCCTGTGGGGAGGGTTGACATTCCGGACTATGTATATGACGTTCACACAAGGCGTGGGAAGGCAATGGGGCGCACGAAAGATCATTTCTTGAAGGAGGAGCAGGCGGCGCTGACGCCGAAAAACAACCCTAGCCAGCTGCTTCTGCCGTTATGACAACAGTACATAGACGCAATATCAAAAAGTTGATCCGTGGGGCGATCCCAGGCTCGGGCGGCATCAAAACATTGATCGCTAAACGGGCTGGAATCAGCCGGACCACCTTGGATCAATATCTATCGAAGCATGCCGACCTTGAAAAATTGTTCGAGGAGGAATCTGAGTCGGCGCTGGATGCAGCGGAGAGCCAACTACTAAGGGCGATTCAGCGCGAGAACCTTACGGCAATCATCTTCTTCCTCAAGACCAAAGGCAAGAAACGTGGTTACATCGAACGGTCCGAAATCGACTTGACGGACGTGTCAATTAAGATCCCGAACTCGCTGGCAGGCCTTGATTGAGGTTGGGAAATTCCCAACCTGCGACATTTTGACACACTGGACGATGCGTGAAGATCGATATCTCCAATCTCCCGAAAAATCTGCCGTCAGCTTTTATACCGATTCTCACCTACCAGGATCGGTATTTGGTATGCTGGGGCGGGGCAGGGTCCGGAAAATCCGAGGCAATAGCACGGAAGCATGTGGCCAGATGCCTGGCGCGGGCTGGGGCGGAGGGGCGTCCGCACAAGTTCCTTTGTTGTCGTAAGACGCTGACTTCAGCGAAGAAGTCTTTGGCCCCGCTGTATGAAGAGATTATGGATCAGTACGGAATCCCGATCAGTCGTCGAGAGGACGGGTTTTTGTTCTATACGCTCCCTGGAAGAAACCGGCTGATTGTTGCCGGGTTCGACGATCCCGAAAAGATCAAGTCGGTGCCTGGCATCACAGGGGTGTGGTTCGAGGAGGCCAACGAATTTGATCCAGCTGACTTTCGCGAGGCAAACCGACGGTTGCGAGGGTTGACCCCGAGCTATAAGCAGTTTTGCTTCTCGTTTAATCCGGTGCTCCGCTCAACCTGGCTTTACGAAGAATTCTTCGCCAATCAGAGCCATCGGATCACTGAGGGTTTGGACCAGGTGGCCATCGGGAACTACAAGGGTGGCGGAAAGATTCTCTTCCATCACTCGACCTACCGCGACAATCCATTCATTGACGAAGAATATAAAGGTGTTCTGAGAGGTCTTGCTCAATCGTCACAACAGGACTATATCATCTACGAGCAGGGCCTGTGGGGACGTCTAGAAGGCACTATCTACTATGCTTTTGGGCCAGACAATATTCAGGACGAGATAGAGTTGGAACCAGGACCGGTGTACTGGTCGCACGACTTCAACATCGGCGAGGGCAAGCCGATGTCATCCTGCGTCTGCCAGCGTCGCCGGCACGACGGCAGAGACGTCCTCTATGTTCTTGACGAAATCATTGTCGACGGCACGAACACGAATGATATAGTCGACGAGTTCAGAAACCGTTATCCGAACTTGAAGAATGTGATAATCTGCGGTGATGCCACCGGTCGCCGTCGAGACACCCGCAGCCGTACCAGCGATTATCAGATACTGCGTGACGCCGGCTTTCAACAGCAGGACGTGCCGCTTCAGAATCCGCCGGTTCGCGACCGCCACAACGCGGTGAACACGCGCCTGAAGTCTGTCGACGGCACGGTTTCGGTGTACATCCACCCGAGATGTAAGACTTTGATTCGCGGCCTGGAATCGGTCGCCCTGAAGTCCGGTGCCAGCTATATCGAGGAAGAAACCAGAGAACAGCACGTCACGACTGCTTTCGGCTACCTGATTGCACGGCTCTGGCCGGTGCAGCAGTGGAAGCATTCGGGGCAGAAGCATTGGAAGTGAAGAAAAAAAAATGACTTATTCATCGCGGCAGGTTCTGCCAAACGACCCGGCGGAACGCAAGAAATACCCGCTTTATCGCGGCTTGTTTCTGTACTTTCCACGCGCTCTTGCGGCAGTGGCTCATCACAGCTACATCGGCAATGAACAGCATCACCCCGGCACGCCGGTTCACTGGGACCGGAGCAAGTCGGGCGATGAAGAAGACGCGCTGCTGCGTCACGTCCTGGAAGGCGACTGGGAAGCCGTCGCCTGGCGGGCGTTGGCAAAGCTCGAAAAGCACCTAGAAGAAAAGGCCGGTGATTGACAAGCCGACTATTGACAGCGTTTCAAAACATCTTTAAGGGGCTCGCAGCAATGGATATTTCTGATCTAAAAAAGACTCACGCCGAATATAGCGCTCGCCTTGCACACTGGAAAAAGTGGCGGGCCGTCTATGACGGGACGGATGAAATCATCGCCGGCGAATACTTTAAGCAGCATGAACGGGAGTCGGACGAAAACTACGAGCGCCGCTGTGATGAAGCGCTTTCCTACGGCCTGTCGCGGTCGATTGTGGATCTGTTTGTGCAGTACCTGTTCCTGAACCCGCCGGAGCGGGATTACGGACGCCTCTCCGCCGATCTGCTGTTCGGCGCGTTCCTGGACGACTGCGACTATCAGAGCAACTCGCTTGAGCTGCGGTTGCGTGAAGACGCCAAGTGGGCCAGCGTCTACGGTCATATCGGCTATCTGGTTGACAGGCCGCGAGAAACATCTCAGAACCGCCAGCAGGACCTTGAGAACGACTGGCACCCGTACATTGTCCGCTACTTTCCCGATGCTATCCTGGACTGGCAGTTCCGACGCTTCAACGGCAAGCAGCGGCTGCAATACATCAAACTCTATGATTCCGACGGCACCTACCGGCTGTGGTGGCCGGAACGCTGGGAGGTCTGGTCCGTAACCGAGGACGGCACTCCTGTGCTTGAAGGGCAGGGGGCGAACCCGCTCGGGGAAATTCCGTTTGTCTGGCTGTATTCCGCGCCGTCGCCGGACAAGCCGGGCATCGGGATCAGCGACATGAAAGAACTGGCGCGGTTTGACCTGTCGATCATGAACAATATCAGCCAGGGTGATGAAGTCATTACCTACGCGGCCTTTCCCATGATGCGCAAGCCGATGAAGCGTGCGGGGGAAGAATCGGAGGACAGCACGGGACCAACCGCAGTGCTGGAGTTCAACCCCGAGTTTCCGGACGGCAAGCCTGACTGGCTCGAAGCAAAGGTCAAGGAGCCGATTGACGCCATTCTCGGCTGGATTGCCGCAAAAGAACTGCGGGCACACAAGCACGCGCACGCGACGTTTGTTTCAGGAATTGGCCAGGCAAACGCAAAAAGCGGCATAGCTCTTCAGATCGAATTCACCGAGCTTGGGGCGGCACTGGCCCGGAAAGCCGCGGGCCTTGAGGAATGCGAGGAAAACATCTACTGGTTCTGGGCGCGTTGGCAGGAAACCGCCTTTGACGGGTCGGTGAACTACTCGAAATCGTTCGATATTACGGAGCTGAAAAGCGTCCTGGAAGACCTGCTGACAGCGCGGTCGCTGGTGCCGAGCCGGACGTTCTCCGTCGAAGTCGCGAAGCGTGCGGCGCGTGCCGTGCTTCCGGACCTGGACGCGGAAACGCAGGCGGAAATTGACGCTGAACTGGCCGGAATGGCCGCCTACGAACCGCCTGACGGCCCTGGGGGCGACGAGGCCTAGGGAAATATACCTGGACGCCTTTCGGCGCGCAGAAGCCCTTATAATCGAAAGGTGATCGCGAGCAATGAACAATCATGATTTATGTCTGCCGGGCAATTATCGAAGGCGGACCGAGGAAGTTTACTTCTCCGACCTCGGCAACCGCGATGAATGGCAGGATGATGTTTACGAATATGCAGCGTCGTTCCGGCCCGGATCAGTTGCCGATGTCGGCTGCGGCTCGGCGTTCAAACTGTTGAAGCACTTTCGACACCTTGGATCTGCCGTCGTCGGAATCGATGTGGAACCGACTGTCAGCAGGCTGAGGAATCGGTACCCGGAACGGACATGGTACAGCTCGGATTCATTGCCAGACTGCCGGTTTGACCTTGTAATTGCAGCAGACGTGATTGAACACGTCGCGGACCCACGTGCTTTTCTGCAATTGTGTCTGCGTCTCTGCGCTCCCGGCGGTCATGTTGTTCTGTCGACGCCCGACAGGACGGCGCGCACGGCGGCACTTCCAGAAGATGTTGCGTGTCCGCTCGGGCCGCCGCGCAATGGCGCACACCTTCAAGAGTGGGGCTGGCGTGAATTCGAGATGCTTTGCGGCAGGTACGGCGCAGTTCGCGATCATCGTTCCGGGCTGCGCCTTGGGCAGATGCTTGTCCTGGTTCCGCGCATGACCGCTAACGATGTCGTTTCACTTTGCACCACGGCCATGAACCGGTCCAAGGTGCCCGGCCTCGACGGGCAGGAGCGCAACCTTCTCAAGGCGTCAATTGACAGCTGGATTCGTGCTGCTGAGACCTGGGGAGGACCGTTTGAGATTGTTGTCATCGATTGGAATTCGACCGATACCGATTATGGCTGGCTTCATGACTGCACACGCTTGCGGCATGTTTCCGGTCCGTTCTCGCTGGGAGTGGGCCGGAACTCGGCGATTGCTTCTGCCGCCGGGGATCTGCTGTTTGTGCTTGATGCCGATATGCTGGTGCCTGACAATTTTGTGGCCGACACGCTGCCGGCAGTTCGTGACGGGGTTGCGGTCTTCCCTGGGTACGTACGCGAAACATCGGCTGGCTTGGTGCCAGGGGCGGGATGGGGCAATGTTTGCCTGAACCGCGCGGCCTATAATCGGACGGGCGGCTGGAACGACAGCACGACGTGGGGCGGCGAAGACACAAAGTTTCATCATGCTCTGAGACGGGCTGGCGTTCCCTGGGAGCGTCGTGAGAAGCCCGCACTGATACATCAATATCATGCAAAAGCCGGAAACGGCTGGTATGGGAAAGGCCTGTAGCTATGGCGACGACGTTGAAGGGGCTTGACATCTATGTGGAACCGCGCACGGCCCGGCACGAAATTGAGTTTATTCGGGAGTTCGGGAATTCCGCGATCAAGGCCGGAGCGCGCCTGGTGACCGATGCATCCACGCCGGCGGACTTGTCGGTGGTCTGGAACGGAAGGCGCGTGATCGGCTTCCGGCCATGCCTTTGTATTGAGCTTGGCTGGCTCCCGCGCTGGCGGTATCAGGTCAGTCCCGGCGGGATCAATGCTGCGCATCATCTGGCCGAAA